GGCAAGTATGTGGCAGTTTATTTCACTATAGTTCGCAAAAACAGATACATACACGTTTGCAAATCTTATATAATTAGCTCAATTTTGAGATTAAGAACGATTATATAATAATTTGGCTCAGTTGAAGGTTTTCCTGGCAGAATAAAACATTCCAGAAGAGTTCACATTGTTATTTCAGAGACCGTTTTCGTTTGGCAGAACGTTTGGTATTAGTTTGTGCATGAGAAGAACTTATTATTCTTTTACGTTTTAGAGAACCATTAATTAAACCACTTTGATATAAAAACCGCCTGCCTAAGGAAAATTGGCTCAATTCACTGGAAAATCTTTCACTTAAATCAACAACCCAAAAAGACAAATCTTTATATGGATCTTCTTTTTCAGTTGCAGGGGTCTGTGTAGGGCATCTTGTAGCTCTAGATTGCAAAAATCTATATTGATCCTCAATTCCAGAGGGAGGTGGTGGAACAAAATTTAACTGCCAATTATCCAAAATATTAGGATTCATTACATTTAAATGAGCCATAACATCTGCAGTTAGAGGAACTTTACAAAGTTGAAATATAAATTCCATTTCAAACTCCTCTATATGTCTGAGGTACTGTTTAAAATCACTAGCTTTATACTGATAATTGTCATTAGCACCATCTGACTTCACAGAAATTGTAAAGTTTGTATTATGAGTGTTATCTACAAGAGTAACAAACAACTGATTATCCCAACAAATTCCATTATTTGTACCCTGAGCTCTGTTTAACCAATACGGTCGATTAAACAACTGGGATTCACTGGATACTAAAGAGCCACTAGGGGTCCCTACATAAATATGAGGTCCTAAAGTGTACTGATCTTGTTGGTTTTGAGCACCAATAAAATAATCTGAGGTAGCTTCAAAAGGTTCTGGTAGAGCATCTCCCATGGTGCCTGCTCTGACAAAGAAATGTCTGGCATATAGTTGTTCTCTTCTTCCAAAGAAAAACAAGCTATCTCCATAGATATCTTTCCCCATTTTTAAAAAATCTGGCCATTTACAAACTGTGGCAATGACATCCAAAGGAGCACTAGATTTATCAGCCTGCAAAGCTTTAAAATTGAAAGCCCCAAATCCAATGTCACACATATCTCCATCTTGAATGTATGAATTTACAAGCTCTATTGGTGGGCAATCTCCCTGTTGCGGAGCAGGGCTGGGACAAGGTTCAGCTTTATCCCAATGTTCACCTATTGCAGGAGTGCAACCTATAATAAACATCTGTGTTTGTTTTGGGTCTAAAGAGACATCCTGTCTATTATCATCTGATTGCTTTTTGTAGCCATTAGGATTTTCTGTGTCTCCAAACTTATTATATAAAGGATGACCTGTAGTACCTATACCAAGCGGTCCTCCTCTTCCTATTTCTATTCCCCTCAGTTTCCATACTAGGCGTTCATGATCAGAATCATAAAAGCCATTATCAATTAAAGCAAATCTGTTTGGGTCTGGCAAATTGAATCTAAACACTCTAAATTGACTTCCTGAAACCTTAGGAACTAATACTTTGTGAGGTTCCTGTACATCTTTCACTGGAAAATAAGGATGGCCTACAGTTAAAAGCCTTTCTGTACCAGCGTGGAAATACAGAGATGTTCCAGTGATATATTCGTCAGTTTCCAAAACTCTTGCCACAGGTTGAGCTGGAGGTAAGTAGACTTTACCCGTTGTAGATAACCAACTCGACATGTTCCTGCAAAACAATTAAAACATTTCTAATCGTTTCCGTTTCTTGCGATATAAACTAGGACGATATACAAAATCCGTACTAAATATATCAGATAACAAAGCTGGTTCTAGAGGAACAAATGGCTCAGTTGGTAAACCTCCAGCAGGTATTACTCTAGATTCTGGATAGGAAACAAATAAATCAGAACCTACATCATCTACATAAATTCTAAGACCTAATCCAGGTGGTATTGTAGGTATAGTAAATGATGTCCCACGTCTGCTACTAGTAAGCACCAAGTGTGACTGACTAAAATCTTCTGTAAGTGGATCTAAAAGCTGTTGTTCTTCTGTAAAAGTAGGATCGGGCATTTCAAAAGGATCTATTAAGCTGCTTTCTATCATAGCATCAACAATGCTTTGTTCTCCTGAATGTTGACCTAAAGTAGATAATTCAATAGCATCAGCAGTATCTATTGTACTTAGGTCGTAATAAAAATGAACCGCCTGCCCAATTTGCACACCACTTCTAGTTTTTATTGTGCCTCGGCGTCCAAGCCTGCTAACTCTAATTTGACCAGCATCTGTCTCTGAAAACCTTGGACGCCCTATAGTGACTATGTCTGCAAAGTCAGCATCTGGAGCTGCTGCAACCTGTTCTAAATCCCGCTCAAATGTTTGAGTGATGTCAGCATCAAAGGCGGGATTTTCAAATCCAAATACTATTGCGCGGGAAGGCTGTGTCAGTAAAGCTGGGTTCCTAGTAGGTATTTGCTGAACCCTTCTATTATATAAATCCCGTGCTCTTCCTATTGCACGATTTAAAACGTCACGTGGTGTACTAGTTTTTGGAGGGCTTTCTATTTCGAATTCTTGAAAGGGGTTCAACGGTTCTAATGGAATTTCTTCTGTATAACCAATGGAATCGCCTGAAAATGTGGCATTCACAAATACATTCAGATCAGATGACTGACCGAATTCGGTTGTGCCAGATATGACACTTACATGTGGAGTTGCTGAGGCTCCCCTAGTTGCCAATGCTATCCGTTTTGTGGGAGGTTCTATAGGGGACACATCTAACACTGCAATGGCGTTATCCTCGCCAGATATGATTGTAGGGTGGCTGCTAGCACCAGTGACATCTGATATAGGGTCATGTGATGTTGAAATATCTACTTGTGCAGGCTGAAGAGTAGTCTCCCCTATTCCTCTTGTATCTCCACTATCTACTGTGACATCTGGGATGGTCAGATCCTCTAATGGCACAACAGAAGATGTTGTTGGGTCTATTGCATCTATTGGGATTATTTCTGAGGGTCCCAAACTTTCCACAGGCACTGTAGGCCTTACTAAAGTACCACTAGGTGTGACTCTACTTGGAGCTCCAATTGGATTATACCCAGTTGACCCCCCACTACCTCTCCCAGTACCAATACCCAAGCCTCCTAGGTATATTACACTTCCCAACCATCTCAGCAAACGATCAGCAAGAGTATCAGCTTCTACTTTATTTTTTACATCAGGTAGGCAATTGCCAGACAGTTGACATTTTGCATAAAGATTTGGAACTGAATCTCTTTTCCTTCTACTCAAGCTTTGCATTTTATAAACTATTCAATGAGCCGTAGGTATATGTACACAGTTTAGGAAAAAGGTTGTGTTTTACAAAAGCGTCTCTTTGGTCAGTGCTATCAAATGCAATAAGCATGCGACTATGATTATGTGAGCAATCTCCAACCCAGTTCCAAACAGTACTCATGAATAAGAAGTTGCAGCAATTTGAGTTAACTTTTCTATATCTCCAACATTTCAAAGAATTTGCTGTGCCCTTTAACAATATCATAGGCGGATCCCTAGCTTCTGCTTGTAAGAGTCCAAGTCGCGACAGACCTTGTCTTTCAACTTGTCGATGTCTGCTCCCCACTTCTGCAGGAGATGGTGCAGATCCCAATTCGGTCTCTCCTCCTCCTCTTCCTCCTCCTCTTCTTCTTTTGCGGGGGGTTTCTCCTGACCCGGGCCCTGATTTTCCTTCTCGTCGTCTTCGTCGTAGTCGTACTCCCTCGGTTTCAGGGGACGTGGTGGAGGTCGCGTCGGATTTCCTCGGTTTCCTCCTTCGAGTAGGGCTCGCCTGCTCGGTAACTTCGGAGTAGCTGGTGGAGGGCCCGGGTAACTGTTGTTCCTCAGTGTCGAAGGAGGAGGAGTATGTAGAGCTAACAATAGGGGAGGAAATAACTTGGGTTTTAAAATGCACAGTCCACAGTCCAGTTCTGCTAAATCTTTGAGCATCAGAGCTAAATAATGTAAAATAAGCTCTTTCTCCCGTATGGTCTGTAAAGTATAAGCCATCATAATCCACTTCACCTTTAACTTTGTGCCACTGTTCATTCATATCTTGATAATATAAAAAGTCCCAATTTGTGTACAGCATTGCATTCTGTCTATCATTATCAAACCACACAGCAACATCATAACCTCCCTTTTTTAAACAGTTTTGTGGAGAGGTATTTATCAGTTCTGCACTAACATCTGTCAATGTCCACCGTTCAGATGCAAAGGGAGATTTTAACAATGATTGCAAAGTTAAATGTATCTGAATAGCTTGCTTTGCATTGTATTCAGTTACTGCTAGTGTAGGAAGTGGTTGTAGACCTAATTTGGTTAGGCCTTGTTTTCGAGCATAATGCATTATAGCATTTTCTTTTCTGATATTTTCCCAATATTGGATTTGGGATTCCAAAGTGCTCTCCTGTGACTCAATATGAGTCAGAATTGCTTCTTGAAGTGCATCGAAACGTGCGACTAGGGACTCCATTGTTTTCCTCTTCAGGATCTGTTAATTCTAATTGTCTGCCAAGCTTTTGGAAAAAAGATTTCCAAGTACCGTCAGTAAATGTATACATAGGACTACCATCATCTAAAATAGGCATTTTGTTAGGAAAATTAAAACACTGTATTCTACTGTGTAAATACATTAAAGATTGTTCCTGTTTAACATCAATATTTGACGTTATTAGCATTGGTGGTAATTTTAATTGTTGTGGTGCTCTGTGTTTAGCGTCAATACACATTGGATTACCATCTAATGCATTCCTTAAATTTTGATCTATATATGTCCAGCACACATAGGTAGCATCATCCATAAATCCTACCTTGCAATCCATCAGAGGCTGCAACCAAAAATGGCTACTTCTATTTACATATGAAACTACTTTTCCTTTTAAAAATTTTATAAAAGAATAACAAAATAATGATTTTCCTGTATCTGGTGGACCATGAATAACTATACAGTTTTTTTTTGGAATACCTTTTAAAAATGATTTAAGCACTATAAGAAAGGATAATATATTAACACCTTGATATTTTAAAAACTGTGAGATTGGCTTCCAATCTCCTTCTTCAGAACATTCATCACAACATTTATAAATCCATTCTGACATTGACATATCTCTCATTTCATATCTTTTATACATCCTGACCATTGTACTACAATCTCGTACATGCTTTACTTGATTATTACTTTTTAAATAAGCAGCAGCATTTGCATCCTCCTCTGCGTACATTGCATAGTGATAAGCAATGTCACATTCATCCACATAATTATTATCGTATGCCCACTGAACCATTCTAGATAACTCAAAAGTCTCTGCAGTAGTTGCTGCTTGATGACTTACGAGAGTTTGTTTTGCGATCCAATCCGGTGTTTGTCCAAAAACAGAACTCTCTGTTAACATAGCATGCTTATAAAAGTATAATGCTGTGGGTACACTTCGTAATTTTGGAGGATCACATAACATTTGATATTCTTGGATATTTAATATAGAACACATCAACTTTTGTACAGTTTCTCTACTTTTCGCACTTTTAAACTGTACTAAATATAAAGCTGAAAATCCAAAGATCTTAACTTGAATATATGTACAATGCTGCTTTAAAACAATCTTTGAACTTTCTAATACTTCAACAGCAGCTCTAAAAATAACTATTACCCAATTATCACTACAAGATTTATCACTTTTATAAATTCTTGTTATTTCATTGTATGAGACCCCATACCATTCTTTAAACTTTGCTAGCATTGTTGCCCTCCTGTTACTACTTTGTAACAACAACAAATTAATATCTCCGCCGCCATCTTGGCTAGAAGGTCCAGCCTGGCTCTCGGATTCTACCTGTGTAAGAGAATTTTCAGCTTCATCTTCGAAAATCCCACTGTCCTGAAATAATCTCCTTTTGCTGTGTCTTTCAGGAGTTATTTTCACAGCCTGCAACTGCGGACTCAATTCAGCGACTGCCTGCTCTGGACTTTTGTTATACTTTCGTTTTAGGTGTGCTAGTGCATTGTCACAATCCTCATTTATTTGTGCATTGTACAGCGCAAGGGAATTCCCCTGATCAACGACATCGTCATCAATTAAGTTAGAAATGTTTGAATCGTCATTACTTTCGTCGCATAAATCATCCAACGTATCTATACTGTCAGTGCATTCTGCTTCATGGACAATATACCAATTATTCCCTTCTAAGTCAAAATTGTCTGTACCTTTATCTGCCATTTCTGTTAAGACTTCTTGCACAAGCGGTGCAGCAAAACGTCAGCTTTCCTTCTACAAGAAGTTGTTCCAAGGTCCGTAGTCCGAGCTCAGCAGCATACAATGTAATTCTTACAGCAACTTCACATCTATAGCAACAGGTGTCTATTCTAAATGGAACCACCGACTCCTCCTCTGTAATCTCATACTCATCATCTGAAGATTGCAAGACCTCCTCACTCAGCAGGTTTGCTGGTAACACTAAGTCATTTAGTTCTAAATTAAGATCTGCAACCGTGGGCGCTGCTCCTCTCATTGTTTCCTAATACAATTTCTGCAATAGCCCCTCCACAAACCCCTTATTAAATAGCAAGTCTCGTCAGAGTATAATAAATCTAATTTCTCAACAATATCAAGTAATCTAAGGCAGCAAATGCATCTAATGCAAATTTCCTTAATCTTTTTCTGAGCAATTTCCTCCAAATGTACAGCTTTAATAGAACATTGAAAATAATTCTCTTGTTCAAACAGTGCACTTAATCTTAAGCATTCAGAACAACATGCATAATAACAATTTCCTCTAAATACTAAACTAAGTTTCTTAAGATAGAATAAAGCAAGATCCGCAAGATCGACAGTATGAGAACAAAAAATACAAGTAAGGCGCAAATCAAAAAAGGAAATGTCGAATCGTCTGCAGAAGTCGTCCAAGGTTGCAGGTCTGCCATCTGCCATCTGGACAGGATTTAGTAGAAATGCACTGTCCCTTTTTATATGTATCTCTTCCGGTTATATATAGCTATAAGTAATGATTGTTGCCAACTATCATTACAGACAGAAACTATTTTCCACCACTCCCGGTGCAAAGGCTGACAGCCAAATTCGTTCAGCGCCGCCAGACAAATTGACTCACAAAAGGTGCAATAAAACTTTCACTCACCTTTTTCCCAAGGTTAGAGGAAACGATAACGGTCTTTTGTAGCTTACAGTTGTTAAATTCAATAATTTTAAGGAAATTTGAAGAGGATATGTCCGTCTTGGCGCCTCTCCTACTGATCTGTGTATGCAAATAATTATTGGGGTGCGGACGCATGTTGACCAAATGACTCAGAGAGACTGGACACTGGCAAGTATGTGGCAGTTTATTTCACTATAGTTCACAAAAACAGATACATACACGTTTGCAAATCTTATATAATTAGCTCAATTTTGAGATTAAGAACGATTATATAATAATTTGGCTCAGTTGAAGGTT